CTAGGAGAGCAGATAAGTCCACTTGGTTCTGCGTATTCAAAGTTTTTAGAGTTACCCCCAGAGTTAAGACAAGGACTAATATCCCAAGACACAAGAGAAAGCGTAGCAAATATGAAGCCTGCACCTTACGATACACAAGTGGGTGGCTTTCAAGGTGTTATGGGCGGTTCTCAGATTGGCGGTCAAGAGTTAATATCAGGCTCAGACCCGACAGATTATGGCAGAGCAGGAGGAGAAAACCTAGGTAGTGCTGACAAGTATGTCGCAGAAACTCTCCTTGGCACAGCCGACATTTTAGCCCAACCTGATGTCATCGGAAAAGAGCTCCTTGATATCGGTGGAGGGCTAATCCAAAAGTCACAAGGAATAGAAGGCACAGAGCAGGTTAAGAAAGCAGAAGGGCTTATTGACGCTGTGAAGAACTTTGACTTCAACAAATCATTATACGAAGGTGGTGGGGCTGTTGACTTGGCTCTAGGTGGTATGGCTGTTGCACCTTTCGTTGCTAAGAAACTCAAAGGCTTACCTGCAGGAATGTCTGTTAAAGATATCAGCAAGGAAGCACCAACAAACGAAGGCTACTTTATGAGGTCAACTGATGTCCTTTTGAACGACCCTAAGTTTGCAGGTAAAGAAGCAATTGCACCTCAATCACTTATAACCGTTAAGAAAGACGGTGATGTTGCAGGTGAGTTAAGAAACTCTGGTGTGTCAGTTCAAGAAATGAAAGAAATCGGCTTGATTGACTTTATCGAGCAGAAAAGAGCCGAGGGCGTTAAAAAGATACCTAAGCAAGAGCTAATAGACTTTATTGAAGAGAACAAGCCAACTGTTGCTCCCACTTATGTGACTTGGGGTGACAGCCAAAAGTTTAGCGAGGATTTTGACAAATCATTTATGGAAGCTTTTGATGTTTATGGAGAAGGTAGTCCTACCGCATTTATTGACGATGATTTACGAAACTTACCACCATCTAAAGAGTTTTACAGTGGTTATTACGATGGAGTAGAAGTTCGACGTATTGATAATGAAAATGATTGGAAAGCACAGTTTAAAAAACATAAAATGGATATGCAAGACGTAACAAGTGATTTGTTTGCTGGAAGTGCAACGCCTAAAGCAAATATTTCGAAGGACTTACAAGATTTTTATAAGTGGGCAGTAGATAAATACAACAGCCGACCAGAGAACAATCCATATTCAGTTATGATAGACCGAGGTGACCCTAATAATAATGTGGTTCATTTAAACCCTAAGTTCGTAAAGCAAGCTTTGGATTATGGTGGAATCTGGAACCCTGCAAACCGAATGGAGCTAGATAAAATTATCCCTCAAGCATCAGACGATATTCACGAGTATTTAGATATGCTTTATAAAAAGAACGGCAAGATATATGAATGGAAGATGGGTGATTATGTTATTTCTGGAAAACCAGTAGGAGTTAAAAAATTAGAAAAGATTACTGGTGAAGAAGATGGTATGCAACTCCGCTCGAATATTGGCTCATATGATGATATCGAAAGTCTCGAAGGTGCAATTAAAAATAGATTACAGCAAGATGCAGGAGTAGTTCTTCCTAAATATGGCACTTACACAGCAAGCGGTAAATCAAGTTCTTATGAAGAAATACCAGTTGTTGTTAGTAAAAAAGACTACAGAGGATTTGAAGAGTCAGGTCTAAGTAATGAAGAGGCATTTAGTTGGGGAAATATACACCCTTTAGGAACAGACCAGCCATATTTGTTTCATTTAAGAAGTAGCACAAGAAAAGACTTATCTGGAAACAAGTTTTATTATATTGAAGAGCTACAATCCGACTGGCATCAAAAAGGAAGAGCAAGTGGTTTTCAAGATAGTAAGAAAGTAAAAGATGCTAAAGCACTAATAGACTCGCCAGATTATATGGATAAGAAGGCTAGATACCACACCTTACAAAAAGACATTTTTAATATTGATGATGATATAGCTCGTAACTTTAGCGATTTAACAAAAACTTATGCCAGTAAAAAATCAAGCTTTGAAGATTTAATAGAATCTTACAATAGTTCTGTTGAAGGTCGTTACAACACAGACTATCTTTACGACGAATTAGCTGATGCGGAAGATACCCTTCCTGCTGACTTAAAACATCCAAAACTTAAAGATATGTCTTTTCAACAAATATTGAAGCGTATTGATGAGTTGCCAAGAGACTTAGCAGATGAGATACTTGAATTTAATAAGGTGATAAACGCAGACCCAGATGTTAGAGCACAATTACCTGATATTTCAGAACTCATAAATGAGCAAAATAAATTATTCAAAGAACTTAAGCCTCTTGAAAAATATGGCAAGGCTCGATATATTGTTCGTGATGCATACCCAACAAAAACCCCACCATTTGCAAAAGAGCTGTGGTCAAAGGTTGGTTTAAGACAAGGATTAACCAGAGCCATTGATAAAGGATTAGATAAGGTGGCTTGGACAAATGCTGATATCCAAACACAAATTTACAGCCCTAAATATATTAAGTTGTATCAAAACACCTACGAAAAGAATATGCCTAAGCAGGCTAGAGAGCTATTAAAAGAGCTAGGCGTTGACCCTGATAAACATTTAAAGAAAACAAAGTTCGATATGGAAGATATGGGTGAACAAGAGGTTTGGTATATTGACATCACTCCTGAGCTTAAATCTAAGTTAATTGATATGCAAGGCAATGTTCGTCAACCTCTTTACAGTTCTATTGGTGGTGCTGGTATCGGTGGTGGATTATTAGCGACAGACCCTTCAAACTCTGATAACATAAACCCAAATAAAGGATTATTAGCATAATGGCAATAACTAACTATTCAAATTTACAAACAACCATTGCTGACTTTTTAAACCGTGATGACTTAACAACGGTTATTCCTACCTTCATACAGCTCGCAGAATCACAAATAAACAGAGATTTACGACATTGGAAGATGGAAGTAAGGGCAAGCGGTCAACAGTCGTCAGGAGACGCTTATATGCAAATCCCCGCTGACTGGATTGAAACAATAAGATTTCATATAACAGACGGTGGCACAAGACCACTCGACTTAATATCCCGTAAAGCATTAGAAGATAAAAGAGCAGGAAACGAAAACCAAAGTGGAACGCCAAGATACTATACTCACGCTGATAGTCAATTTGAGTTATATCCAACACCTAATGACACGGTAAACACAGAGCTGTTATATTTTGCGAAAATCGATGGGTTGTCAGCAAGCAACACATCAAACTGGCTTCTTGAAGATGCACCAGATGTTTACCTCTACGGAGCGTTAATACATTCTGCACCGTATCTCGCAGAAGATGAGCGTGTTGGGGTTTGGGCTCAGATGTATTCTGCGTCAATATCTCAACTTAATTCACAGTCAGAAAAGAGCCGTATGAGTGGTTCTGGACTGACAGTTAAAATAAGGGGAATGGGATGAGTTTTTCAAACTATTTAGAAACAGAAATACTAGACCATGTGTTTAGTGGCAATGCTTATACAGCACCTTCTACTTTGTATTTATCTCTACACACAGCAAATCCTGATGAGGATGGTTCTGGCACAGAGGTTTCTACATCTGGAACTGCGTATGCAAGAACAACAATTACATTCACAACATCTGGTAACACAGCATCAAATGATTCAGCAGTAGAATTTGCAACAGCAACTGCTAATTTTGGTACTGTTACACATGTAGGTGTTTGGGATGCTTCAACTGGTGGCAATCTTCTATGTTATGCCTCACTATCTTCATCTAAAACGATTGAGACTGGTGATGTATTTAGAGTGCCATCTGGCGACTTGGACATTACACTAGACTAATAGTAAATAATGCCAGTAGATAGAATTGGTTACGGATACGGCACTTATAGTGACGGAGACTTCGGTACAGAAGGTGTAACTCACGAAAGTGGTGCATTATCTGTTTCTGCATCATCTACTGTAACTGCTGAAGGTGGTATATCAAAATTCGCTGATGCCTCAACTTCAGTAACTTCAACTTTCACAGCAAGAGGTGATAGATTTAGAATAGGTACTGCAATAGTATCTGCAACTGCATCAATCACAGCAAGTGGTGAAGGAGTAATCATTGAGAGAACGGATGAGTTTTCTTATGGTATGGGTTTGTATGGTTACAATGAATATACTCAAGGTGACTTACAGATTACAATAACTGGAACATCATCAATTTCTTGTCAAGCAAGACGAGTTCCAGAAGGTAGTGCTTTAGGCAATGGTCAATGTACGACTTCAGTAGATTCTACAACTAACGGAACTAGAATTAGATTCGGTAGTGCAAGTGTTTCTGCTACAGCAACAACTACATCAAGTGGTCAAAAAGTTGGTGAAAGAAGTGCAACAGTATCGCCTAGTTCAACTACGACTGCAAACGGACAAGGAACATTCCAACCAACTGCAACACCAAGTGCAACAACAACTACATCAGCAGATGGTGTATTTATTGTAAGTGCAAGTGGTACTGCATCGGTTAGTGCGACAGTTAGTTCTAGTGTTCAAAGAGTAAGAGAAGATAGTGGTACAACAAGTGCAAGTGCTACAATCACACCTGCAAGTGCAATAGAAAGAGTTAGAGAGGGCGATGCAAACCCACAAGCAACTCTTAGTATTGTTGCAGATAGTGAGAAAATATATCAAGGTAGTGCTACTGCCACACCTACTTGTAGTCCAACAGCAGTTGGCAATAGGATACATTTAACAAGTGGAACTTCAGCAGTTCAATCTGCAATAGTTACGATTGGTCGAGAAAAATGGGAGCGTATAGCAAGAGTTTCGACCACATGGGAGTTATTAGTAGCATGAGTTTAATACCTTTAAAATTACCTGCAGGGATATTTAGAAACGGCACAGACTTTGAGCAGTCAGGTCGTTGGCGTGATGCTAACCTTGTTAGATGGCATAACCAATCATTAAGACCTATTGGTGGTTGGACATCAAGAGTGACTGCAGGCGATACAATAACTGGTGTCACAAGGGGAATGATTGCTTGGGTTGATAATTCAGACAACTCAAACTTGGCTATTGGCACAGAATCAAATTTATATTATGTATCAGACGGTGGAACAGTAACAGATATCACCCCGTCTGGATTTACAAGTGGCTCATCATCAGCCTCAACCAATACAGCTTATGGTGGTGGATATTATGGTGGAACAACATCAAGCTTAGATGACGACTCGTTATATGGTCGTTCACAGCCTTCAACTGGTGTTTTTGAAGAGGTCACAACTTGGTCATTAGATAACTGGGGAGAGTATTTATTAGCTTTGACACCAGATGATGGCAAATTATATGAGTGGGACTTAGATATAAGTGGCACAGCAGATGTTATTGCTACAGCCCCAACAAGTAATCGTGGGATGTTTGTTACAGAAGAACGCTTTGTCTTTTTATTAGGTGCAGGTGGCAATCCAAGAAAAGTGCAGTGGTGTAATCAAGAAGATAATACAGATTGGACTGCTAGCGATACAAATCAGGCAGGTGACTTTGAATTGCAGACAACTGGTCAAATAATGTGTGGCTGTCGAATGAAAGGCAGGTCACTTATATTAACAGATAACGATGCACACACGGGAACTTATCAAGGAGCACCGTTTGTTTATGGTTTTGAGCGTGTTGGAACAGCGTGTGGTGTTGCGTCAAGAAAAACACTTGTTGCAATCGACGAGGGTGCTTTCTGGATGGGCAAACGAGCATTCTTTATGTTTGACGGCTCTGTGGCTAAAGAACTGCCGTGCGAAGTGTCTGATTATGTCTTTGACGATATAAACGAAAGCCAAATAACTAAAGCATTTGGAGTTCATAACTCGTCTTATGGAGAAGTGTGGTGGTTTTATCCATCAAACGGCTCTACAGAGGTTGACAAGTATGTAGCCTTTGATTACAAAGAAAATCACTGGGAAATAGGAGAAATGGAACGCACAAGCGGTATTGATAGCGGTGTATTTAACAAACCAATCTGGATTGACGCAAGCAACAACTTATACAATCACGAGGATGGTTATACACACGGTAGCGAGACACCTTTTGTTGAGTCAGCCCCGATAAGCATAGGCAACGGCGACCAAGTAATGAAAGTGACTCAGTTAATACCTGACGAAAACACACAAGGTGAAGTTAAGGTTAGATTTAAAACAAGACAATATCCTAACAGCACAGAAACAACACACGAACTTCTTACAATGGGCAACCCAGTCAGCACAAGGTTTACTGGCAGACAAGTTCGTATGAGGATTGAAGGTAACGGTAATAACAATTGGCGTGTTGGCGTTATGCGAATAGAAGCCAAAGCAGGTGGGCGTAGATGAGTGTTTCAACGCCTCCACCACCGCTTGGTGAAAGATGGAAGGTTTGGGGTGAAGCATTAAACAAGTGGCTCACACAAACAAGGGATAAACTATCTAATTACACTTCTGGCGACTCAGCCTACCAAGACGGTGTCCTTATGTGGCGAAGAAGTGATGACAAGGTTATAGTTTCTTATGACGGTGCTTGGCATCCACTGAACGAAGGTGGCGGAACAAACCAAGGTAGTTATGGAATGTTTTACGACACAACTAACCAAACTGCTGGTGCAGTCGATACGGCTTATGGTGTCACTTGGAATAGCACAGCCTACAGCAATAACATATCTATTGACGGCACAGACGCTTCAAAACTAAACTTTGCTAAGTCAGGAACTTTTCATGTGGTGTTTTCAGCAACAATTCATAGTGAAAATGCTAGTTCTAAAAACATATATTTTTTTCCAAGAATTGATGGCGTTGATATAGACGGCTCTACAATGATGCACACTTTAGATAATAACAACAATCGTAAAGTGGTAACAAGAGCAGGCATATTTCAAATCACAGCAGGAAGTTATCTACAAGCAATGTGGTCAACAAGTGATACAGATTTAGATATGCACCCTTTAACTGGACTTTCTTTTGCACCAGACATTCCTTCTGCTACAATATGTATAACTGAGGTTACATCGTGAAAATAACAGAAGAACTTTTTAGATGCAAAACTTGGA